ATAAAAAATTTTATTATGGACAGTATTTATTCACTATTGATTGGGCCCATCCAGATACTAATATCTTGGACGTGGAGCACTCTGAAATTCCTCAAGAACATAAGTGTGCACACATACTGTCTCTTACTAACGGTAATTTTGCAGCTCAGCCTAATAATCGCATTTTGTGGCATGTTAATAGCTACACTACTGATAACGATTGGCCTGACTATAAAGTCCAAAATACTTACTGGGATGCAGAAAATCCGAAATTTGTGACAGAAGATTCGGATAAAATGTTTTATCAAATGGAACAAAAAGACTTTGCAGAAGATTTAAGTTTTGAAAACAATGGAGGGAAAAATGAATCTTAGTCGTAATTTTACTTTGTCAGAATTAATTAAATCGGACACAGCGATCCGTAAAGGGATTAACAATAACCCTAACGCAGAACAAATAGAAAAATTAAAAGGATTGTGTGAAAATATTTTACAGCCAGTACGTGACCACTTTGGCAGAGTCAAGGTGACTAGCGGGTTTCGTAGTGTAGATTTATGTCTTGCTATTGGTAGCTCTGCAAATTCACAGCATGCCAAAGCTGAGGCCGCAGACTTCGAATGTATTGGTGTAGATAATGCAGAACTTGCAGATTGGATATATAAGAACCTAGAGCCAGATCAGCTCATCCTCGAGTACTATACGCCCGGAGAACCCAACAGTGGATGGATTCACTGTAGCTGGATACCTGAAGGTAGACGTGCACAATTTATGCATGCATATAGATCTGAAGGTAAAACAAAGTATAAACCAATAACTGGAAAGGCAGTCGATTTAGTTTAGTGGATTTATATTCTATTAAAGAACCTATTTTAGTTGATAAAGTTTTACATGAAAATGATAATCTAGCATTATTAAATTATCTTTTTACTCACAAAAAATTTGCTGTAGCAGTTAATAACGTAAGATTAGGAGCTAGATTTGAAAAAGCTTTATTAGAAAATGTTCAGCATGCTGGATTTGTCTGTAATACCTATGGAGATGAAGATAAAGAATTTTCTTTTAATGACCCTTTAAACGTTTATGCGTTTGTCATCGTAAATCAATTAAGTAAAAATTTAGGTTTTAAATATGAAAAAATAGACAGAGTTAATTACAATTATTATTGTCGAAATCAACACGCAACAGATCATATGGATTCTTCCGAAAAAAATGAAATATCAATTGTTTATAATCCTCATACTACAGATGGAGGAACAAAAATATTAGACAAAAAATACCCAGATATTAGTGGTCAAGCTAAAATTTTTAAAAGTAATTGGTTACATAGTTCGTATTCAACTGTTAAAAATAAAGGTAGAGTATCATTAAACATTAAATTTGGAATATAATGCCAAAAAGAAACCCTATAGCAAAAAAGCTAAGGTCTTCAAAATTTAGTCAAAAAGTGGTACAATCAGGCAAGTTGTACAATCGTAAAAAGGAGAACTATGCCACTTACAAAAAAAGGCAAGAAAATTATGAAAGCCATGAAGAGTGAATATGGCAAAAAAGAGGGTGAAAAAGTTTTCTATGCTTCAAAAAATAAAGGAAAAATAAAAGGAGTAGAAAAGGCTGCCATGGGAAGAGCCATGTTTAGACAAACTACTTCAAAAGCTCCTGGTGATGCACAAATGAGAGTAAAAGAACCTTATGTGGGCAGCTATATAAAATCTGAAATCGATGGAACTAAAATTTCAAATAAGAGTTATGAAAAATATTATGGCTCTTTATTAAAAGGATTTAAAAGATAATGGCAACATCAGGAACTACATCGTTTAATTTAAACATTGATGATATTATTCAAGAAGGTTATCAAAGGTGTGCAATCACTACAACATCTGGTTATGATTTAAAATCTGCTCGAAGAAGTTTAGATTTATTATTCGCTGAATGGGGTAATCGTGGTATTCATCTTTGGAAAGTAGAATTAAATGAAAATGCTATGGTATCAGGACAAGCTGAATATTCTGTTGCATCAGATGTCAGTGATGTTTTAGAGGCTTTTGTTTCATCTACAGCAACTGCCAGCGATAATGCAAATACACAAGACATATCTTTAACTAAAATTGATAGATCTGCATATGCTGCTTTGCCAAACAAACTTGCAACTGGTCAACCATCACAATATTATGTTGAAAGAAAAACAACTCCTAAAATTTATTTATATCAAGCACCTGATCTAAACACATACACAACATTGAAATATTATGTCATAAAAAGAATTGAAGATGCTGGCGTTTATACAAATGATGCAGATGTTGTTTATAGATTTTTACCATGCATGTGTGCAGGTTTAGCTTATTATTTATCAATGAAAGTTGCACCACAGATGGTTCAACAAAATAAATTAATTTATGAAGATGAATTGAAAAGAGCTTTAGATGAAGATGGTCAAAGAACATCTGTTTATCTTTCACCTCAATCATTTTATCCGAGTGGAGTATAAATATGTCAAAATTTGCAACAGGTAAAAATTCTTTAGCAATATCTGACAGATCAGGTCAGGCTTTCCCTTACAATGAAATGGTTAAAGAATGGAACGGATCTCTTGTGCATATATCAGAGTTTGAACCTAAACATCCACAAATTAGAAGAAGACAAGCAGTAAGTGATGCTATAGCTTTACAAAATGCAAGACCACAAAGATTTCAACAACCAACCGTAGAGTTTGAAAATGATATTACAATATCAGATTCTGGAGGCACGTCTGTTGGTGTAGCTAACCTTACGCTTCCAGGAGATTTTGCTTTTAAAACACAAGATTTTCAAGTTACATCTAATGGAATAACTACAACAATACATAGCATGGTTCCAGAGGATCCATCTTTACAAAATAGAAGAAGAGAACTTATTTCAGTTATAGGTTCAGTGGAGGTTAGTATATCATAATGGCAATTACACACGCAGCATTTTTAACACAAGTAAGAAACTACACTGAAGTTGATAGTAATGTTTTATCAGATTCAATCATACAAGATTTTATAAGAAACGTAGAATTAGATGTAGCAGGAAAAGTAGATTATGATGATTTAAGAAAATACGCTACTTCAAATTTTACAGCTGGTAACAGGGCAGTATCAATGCCCTCTGATTTGTTAATTTTAAGATCTGTTGAGCGAATTGACGGAAGTGGTAATAGAGAATTTTTAGAAAAAAGAGATACAAGTTTTATTACTGAATATAATGGAACAGGTGCGCAGGGAACACCTAAATATTATGCTAATTATGACGATTTTAACATAATTGTAGCTCCCACACCTGCTGCAGCTGACACTGTTCAAATAAATTATATTAAAGACGCACCAAATTTTACTTCAACAAACAATACTTTTTTATCAACTTATCAAGAGTCTATGCTTTTACACGGAGTCTTAACTGAAGCTTTTAGGTTTTTAAAAGGACCCCAGGATATGTACAAACTATATTTTGATAAGTATAATGAAGAATTACAGAATTTTGCCCTACAACAAATGGGTAGAAGAAGACGTGGGGAGTATGATGATGGAGTACCAAGAGTAAAAGTTCAATCACCTGCTCCAAACACAACATATTAAGGAGAATAATTATGGCTATAACAACAAATGCAATATGTGATTCTTTTAAAAAAGAATTACTACAAGGAAAACATGACTTTGATACCTCTTCTGACACTTACAAGTTAGCGATGTATACAAGTTCTGCAACTTTAGGAAAATCAACTGAGAACTACACAGCTACTAACGAAGTATCTTCTCCAACTGGAGGTTATTCAGCTACTGGTAAAGCTTTAGTGAATCAAGGTGTAAAAGTTTCATCATCGGTAGCGATTACTGATTTTGCTGACTTATCTTTTGTAGGTGTAACTCTTACTGCAAGAGGTGCATTAATTTACAACACGACAACTGATGGTGGTTCAGGCACAACTGATGCTGTAGCTGTTTTAGATTTTGGTGGTGACAAAACTGCAACATCTGGAACTTTCACAATACAGTTTCCTGCGTTCACAACATCGGCTGCTATATTGAGATTAGCTTAATTTAAAGGAGGAGCCTTGTGGCTGACATAACAGTTTTAGTACAGTCGCCAGGCTCCGAATATTGGGGTCAATCCACTTGGAGTTCTAATGATTGGGGTGGATCAGGTAATTCTTTAACCTCATCTCAAGGATCAGTAACAATTACTGCAAACGCAACAGTAGAAGTTACTGGTATTCAATTAACATCTTCTCAAGGTACAACTGTTGGTGGCACTTCTGTTTTAATCGAAAATCCTGGACCTGTAACTATGTCAGCAGGTATAGGAAGTGCTACAATAGGAATTGGTGTTCCAGTAGGAAGTGTTTCTGCAACGTTTAGTATTGGCACTGCTACTGTAGATGAATCACAATTAACAGGTATTGGTTGGGGTAGAAGAGCTTGGGGTAACCTTGCTTGGGGTGAGGCTTACTCAGTGCTTGCAACTGGACAAGCTTTAACTTCATCAATTGGAGCTGCTGCAGGTGTAACAGATGTTACAGTTTCTGTAACAAGTGCAGGACAACTTACTTCTACTTTTGGAAGTTTCTCATTACAAATTGATCAAGATATAACAGTTTTTGCAGCTGAGGATCAACTTGATTTTACAATAGGATCATTAAGTTTTGATGCAAATGCAGACGTAGACGTTACTAGTGCGGGATCTTTAACTAGCTCAATTGGTACAACAGTAGCTGGTTTAAAAACTCCTGTAGATGTTACTGGTATTGCAGGCACATTTACATTAGGAACTTTTTCATTAGTTCAATCTACAAATGAGTCTGTAACAGGTCAAACAGCTACTATGTCATTAGGTCAACATGC